AAAGGAGCTTGAGAGAAACGGATCGTTCTCCACTAAGTCTAGTGTCTGTGTGTTCGGAGTATTTCTAATAAGCACAACTGTTTCACCACTAGCAGGAGCAGATCCAAAAGTTACATTACCTCCACCATCTACACCTATGTTTGACAGAGTATAATCTGTAGTCAAACTCTTAACTGTTTCTGTACCTGTTGAGCTTCTGATAATTACAGTTATCTCTGCTGCTGCAAATATCTTGAATGTGTATGCAAAGGCAGTAGTGCTGCCATTACCTGCATAGCTTACTTTAGTTGTGGTTGATGATACTGTCATTGCATTCTCTCCATTTCTTCTTGTTCTTGTTTTTCATAAAGCTCCTCAATTTTTATTTGCAATTCAGATGCAAAAGGAGAGTCATCTTCTAATTCTCCCAAAGCTTCTGCCCTTGCATATCTTATCATTTTTTGTATTTGTTCTTTTGCCCAGTCATTTCCCATTTCTTTTTTGTCTTGTTCCCAACTAGGATCGTTTATAAGTTCGTTTACATATTCTAAAGATAGTTCACCTGCTCTTGTATGAAACCAGTCTACTTGTTTATCAGATAGTTCTATAGGATTACCTGACGGAGCAGATGGTAACTGAACTATTTTAGGGTGCATAGTTGGTGCAAAATTTAAAGATATTATTTCTAAATCTGCTTTGTTTGGTTGATACAAACTTTGATAAATAGGACTTATAAAGTCTGGCCCTGCTGCACCACCTGATACTTTTATTTTTCCCCACAAATTTCTTTCTGGATTAAGAGTTTGACTCAAGCCCGGAGTTCTACTTTTAAACTTTTTTAGCAGAGTTGATGTATCTCTTAATACTGGATCGAAATAGGATTTGTTTATATTTGCTACTCCTGATGGTATTAAACCTGATATAATATTTCTTGCAGTTTTTCCTGCTGATCTTTCTGGTTCTCTAAGAGTTTCTATCAAGTTTGCAAATCCTTGTAACATAGTTTTGTTTGTAAGAGAATATCCTAAAGCTCCAATAGTTGACCAAACCACCTCTTCTACTTCTGTGTCTGATAACAAGCCTGATACTGCTACATCTTTTAAATCCCCTAAAACCATTAGAACAGTTGAGAATGGTTCAAATCCTGAGTAACTATAATACTTGTCTCCAACCTTAACTGAGTATGGTTGCCAACCTGCATCTCTCATTTGTCTCCTTAAATTTCTATCAGATGGGCCACCACCAGTAATTGTATCATTCATCATAAAACCAAAACCAACAACTGTTGCCATAGAACCTAAAGCAATTCTTGCTCTAGCTACATCTGCATCCGCCCCTCCTTTTTCTAGCATTCTTTTAGTATCACCCCAAAACAATCCTAAAGGTGTATGATCAGAAGCGTATTTGATTGCATTAAAAGGTGTTTTAAAAAAAGGTAAAAACCATCTCAAGCCCGGTGTTTTTTTTATCATAGTATGAGCTGCCTTACCACCTCCACCTAGATCACTTTGCAAAGTTATATATTTAGCTAAAGTTTCTCCTTCTTCAATAGCACTTGGCGGAGGGTTATAAACATAATCTGCAATAAACTCTGCCATTTCATCAAGATTGTTTCCAAAACCTTGTCTTTCTGCTTCCTTATAAGCACTTCTCATCAAAGACATTCTGTTAGCTATCACTTTAAAAAAAGTATCTTCAAACTCTAAAGCTTTTGTTGGCACTCTTCCTAGTGTAAACACATTACCTAGTACATCTATTGCAGTACCAATATTTCCACTTTGTTCAAACTCTTCAGCAGAAAAAGCTCTTCTTCTAATTTTGTTATAATCAAGCTTAGATCCTGCCATTACACCTTCTCCTTTGTAGGCTTTACCTGCTGCCCCAAAAGCTTCTGGCATAACACTTGTCATAGCAAAAATACTAGCCTTCACATCTGACCATGCAACTCCTGAATCTTGCCCTCCAAAAGTTTTTCTAATACTATTAATAGTAGCTGCACCTGCTAGAGAATTTATTTGATTTATAGTTGTTAAAGTATTTCCTATAAAGTTCTTAAAATGTGTAACACCACTACTCAACAGAGCATTAATCCAAACCTCATACACAGCATTAAAAGCTTTTTTATTAAAACTATTTTTTGCAAATTCAAACCTAGCTTTGCCTTTTGGAAGATCGCTATACATACTTGCCATAGCCCTTACATCTGTTTCACCGCCAAACTCTTCTAAAACATTTTGTATATCTTCTGCTCTTCTGATTGCTCCTTTACCCTCTCTAGTAGGTATATTGTACTGTGCTAAAGCTCTCGCTATTTCTGTTTGTGATCCTTTTATTTGTCTTTGTAAATTTGTTACCAAGGTCATTTGCCTGCGAAAAGCTAACAACTCTTCTGGGCTTCCACCAGTTTTTTTTATTTGTGCTGCTATATCATCTAACTTAGAAACTTCTGTAACTAATAAATCTCTTGCAGCTAACATTGTTTCTGCTAATCCTTGACCTTCTATAGATACAACGCCACCCATCTTTCTGTCTAGGATTGCTTTTGTAAGACCATTTTCAGTCATACCTATCAAATCTGCTAATTGTCTTGTAGCAGCTTGTGTTACCTTACCTCTAGTTGCTTCTGTGATTTTTCCTGCGTAAGTTTCACTTTGACTATTCAATACAGCTAATACACCTTCCTCGTTAGGAAGTAAACTCTCTCCCTTTTTATTCGTTGCACTAAAATCTGTTAATGGTTGATTTGATAGTTCAACTCTTTTAGATGTAGTCAAATCAAGTAATGTTTTATTTACTTCATCGTCTGTTGGTTGTATTGATTTTCGTTCTTTTAAAGATTGTAAATTACCATCAGCATCTATTTGTAATCCCAAACTATTTAAACCTGAGTTTTGTAAAACTTGATTTGTATTTGCTATGCCTTCTGGAGAAACTTCTTCTTTTATTTCTTTTGGCTCTGGTGGTAAAAATTCATCTCTTTGTGTTTTTGGTACTTCCAACTTTTCTTTTTCTTTTAATTTAGTTGTAGCTAAGTCTATGACTTGCTTCATCCCAAAACCTTGCAACCTAGCATACTGGTTTCGTTCATAGGGATCTATACTTTCAAGAGTAAAGTCTGACTCCTCTGGTAAAAAATCCATCATTGATAGTTGTTCTACATCATCAGTTTGTTCCTCTACTTGCACTTCTATAGGTTGTGTAGTCTCTATCTTTACATCATCAAGATTAGGTGTTTCATTAAAACTTGAACCTAAATTAGTAATATCTTCCTGCATCTGTTCCACAGGAAAAAGCTGTGTTTGTTTAGCCATTGTAACCTTTATTGTTTTTTGATTTCTGTAACATTATCTTGAGGAAAATATCCCCATCTAACCAAACCATTGTTACCATCCCATCTTAAATCTTTTGCTTTTACTTTATATGTAAAAACTTTAGAAGGTGTAACTTTAGTTTCTGGAAATACATCCATTATAGCATCCATCTTTTTAATAGTTTTTTCTTTAGCTAGATCTACTGGTTCATCACCCTCTAATCTTCTTTTCTTTTCAGCATCTCTTATATCTTGTCTAGTAACTTTGCTTTCTTCTACATAAAACTCTGCATCTGCTTTTATAGGTGTTACTAAATCACCCGGTCTTAAATCATCAGTAGGACTTGCTCTGTAAATAGTTACTTCTGCATCAGGATTACCTTTTATATCAAAAAGTTTTCTAAAAAAAGCAACTTCTTGATCATACTCTTTAGTTGCTCTTTGAGAAGTAATAAAGGTTTTTAAATTTTCGTAATTATTACCAACATCAGTAGAAAAAGTTGATATGCCTTCTGGTGCAAACTCTTCTTCTATACGCATATTCATATCATGAGCAGGTGGCCCAAAGTTAGCAGGAACAATATCTGCTGCATGACCAGAGCTTTCATCTCTAGGTCTTGCTTCTACTTTTTTATTTTGCGTTGGATCATTTGGATCATAACCAAATCTATCTATGTTTGCTTTTTTTCTTCTTTGCTCTATTACAGATTTTCTAGCTTCTTTATTTTTTGGCTGTCTTATCAAAGTTTCTCTAAAAGCAAAATCTTTATTTCTACCTTTATTGTTTACAAATCCAAACTTTTTGTAAAATTCTTTTAATCTTGTTTTACTTCCTCCAAAAGTATTGTCTGGTGTAAGTGCTATTTTTAAATTGTTTTCATCTGCAAAATTTATCAAATCATTCATAACTTTAGTTCCTACGCCTTCAGATCTGTTGTTCTCTGGAACTACTATTTTACTCAATGTAATACCTTCTGGTTTTGTTGATAAAGATAAGTCAACTTCTGGATATTTATTTTTTATATCATCGAGAGATTTAATAGTTTTATCTTTTAATCTAAACGGAATAGGGTTAGCACTTAAAGTTGCACTATCATCTATCTCAACTCGCTTTGCAGTATCTACTACTTTCTTACCTGCTGCTAATGATGCTGTACCAACTGCACCTAAAGCTTGTACAAAAGTTTTCCAAGGTAATACTTTTGCACCATATATAATACCTTCTACTAATGCTCCTATAACTGCTCCTTCATTTGCAGTTTTAATTCTATTTGTAATATCACTATTAGGATCATTTTTTTCTAAGATAGATAAAACTGTATCTGATAAAGCAGTTCTTTCATTGTCATCTAAACCTAGTATAAACTTTCTAATTACTGGTGCTATTAACTCTTCGCTATTAGGATCTATAACAGTAGCGTCAGCAATCATTCCCCAAGCCATTCCTCTTACTGCTGCACTAGGTGCAAACAATCCGTACATACCTTTTGTAAGTCCTACAATTTTTGCTGCTGGAACTGCACCTGTTGCAAACTCTGATATACCTTCTAAAATAGAGCCATAAAGTTCGTTAGTATATTTTCTTTCTATATTAGCAGTAGAACCTCTAGCAAATTCTGGCACTAAGTTTTCATCAAACCATGTAAGACCTGCTTGTATATTTTTTTTAGCAGTCTCTGCATCAATACCGGGATAATCAAAATCAGGGTTGCCCGTAATTTTTTGACCTATAAAATCTCCTAAAGTATCTGGAGAGCCTATTACTTCACCAATAAAATCATTAAAGTTTCTACCTGCTTTTTCTGCACCAGTAATTATAGCTTGTCCTGTATCTATACCAAAATCAGCAATTTTATTAGTAAGAGTTCTATCTGTTACTTTACTAGTATTTTGATCCTCTTGTATCTTTTCTTTATCTTTTTCTGCAAGAGGAAACTCTACACTTACCTCAAC